CTGCGTAAAGCAAGGTTCAACGAAAAAGTTCACTTAAGCAAGTTTTCAGCTTGATACATTAAACCAAAGAATTTCAACAACACTATGTGTTTTCAACACAACCTCCGTTACTTGAAGACGTTACCCGTTCATTCGCGTCCGAAAGTCCATCTCAACCCTGGCTCATTGCCGACCGACATGCGTGAGAAGATAGTGAAGAAAGCTATGTATAAGTTCATCGATTCGGAAACGATCAGTGAAGTTAAACAGCAGCGACGTTCCAACGTTACCCCTGAAGCCCTCATCGAGGATTTCAAGAAGACTGATCAACCAAAGATCAATCTGGTAAGAGACGCTCATTACAAGAGAGCTCTTAAGGTAGCCACACAACTCTTCCGCCCAGACAAGCCTTACAAGCCTGTCGCCTTCCCCGATCTAAGGTACTATCCTTGGACCCAAAATGTCAGTGCCGAAGCCCCGTACACAACCCAACCTCATTGGGCTGCTTACCTGGCACGCAAGTTCAAAGCCGCAGAGATTGACAATCCCTCCGCAACGTTCCGAAACCTCTTCGACGAATTGTTCTGGACTAACAGACTTCTCGTCCACAAGATTAAAGATGGCTCTTCTGCTTTCTTTGAATCTGACGGAACACCCCGACCCTACTACTGGGTTAACCTACATGCCCGTGCTCATGTCGTTGGTCCCGAAGACGACGATAAGATCCGAGCTGTATTTGGAGTCCCCAAACTCCTTCTCTTCGTTGAGAACATGTTCATCTGGCCTATGCAAGCCGATCTCTTAAATCGCGAACCCGCGAACTCTCCCATGCTATGGGGATGTGAGATCATGAAAGGTGGATGGTTACGACTACGTGATCTGATCATGCGTAAAACGCGTGGACAGTTCAAGTCCGTACTCTCCGTCGACTGGTCCCAATTTGACCGTCGAGCCCTTTTCGACATCATTGATGACGTCCATATCATTTGGAAGTCCTTCTTTGACATGTCTGGCGCATATCAGCCAACAAACTTTTACCCCGATGCCAAGACCGACCCCTCTCGTCTTGACAACCTGTGGTGGTGGATGACCTCAATGGTCAAAAGCTACCCGATCCTTCTTCCCGATGGTACACTATATCAGTGGACTATCAATGGAATTGCTTCTGGCTACATGCAGACGCAACTCCTCGATTCATGGGTCAACATCATTATGATTTTGACTTGTCTTTCCGAGGCTGGAATAGATATCGAGTCCCCCCTCTTTTTCATTAAAGTGCAGGGTGACGACTCTATCTGTGCATTCCCAGAGAATGTCCTCCGATCCCTTGGTGGTAATCGATTTATCGCTAAAATTTCTAGAATCGCATTAAGACGATTCAATGCTGTGCTTTCTGACAAGAAAAGCAGTATTTCTTCATCCCTTGATGGGATCAAAGTTTTAGGATACTCAAATACTTCCGGTATCGCATGGAGAACAGAAGTCGACCTA